AAGCCACTCCAAATAAAGAATAAGCATTGGAAAATCATATGTGCTACCATTGGATCTAGTTTGCGTAGTGGTGATTTTTCTATTGTCATTACGCTGTCCCACATTTCTCGTGGCATAGCAAACAGTGTTGAGATAGTTGTAGCCCAGCCAATAGGCTTTGGTGTTTTGTTCATAGGAACTCCTGTGTGTGTTTATATAATAATATATAGCATGGAAAAACTGTAAAGTCAAGCATACACGGGTGTGTAAAAGTGTAGCAGGCCCGTTCTGTTGCTAGGTGGAACCCATACCCCGCATACCTAATTAGGCTGCAAGTGCCATTGCTGGCGCACGATTGTCATTTGCAATTGTGAATGTTGACCAATAACGCAGTCATCCGGTTAACTCCACTTCACTTTCACACCTGTCGATCCTATTTCGACCCCATCATAAACACACGACTTGCAGCCTTTCGAGCCCTTGTCCTATGCACAGGAAAGCAGGTGCATCTACTCTCATGTGTTTATGGTGGAGTCGCTGGGTACCGCCCCCAGGTCCAGTATGTGTCCACGTTGCTTCAACGCTAACACACTATTTATAACACATTTGATTAAAGTTTGTCAACCTTTTTTACCACTTTTCTGCTGTGCGCTTTTTGATATCTTTTTGAGCACGGATTGCATTCATAATACGAATGATTTTGCTTTTCTTTTCACCTGGACGATGATAGTGATTTTTCTGTACCCAGGTTTTATCTGCTTCCAACTCTTTGGCAAATTGCTCACCAAGTAGTTTTTCTACATATGACAAGTCGTCGTCACTTAATTCTTGTATCTTCCGTGAAACCATTCTGTCTGTCTCTCCATGCTTGTTCGAACTGTTCTTCATAGTTGTACAAGGGTGCGCCGTTACTTCCATCGATCCATAGTCGACGAAAGTATCCGTTGTAACTTTCTATTACTGTTTGGGGTGATGCGTCGAGGTGGCCTTTAACCATATAGAATATTCTGTATTCTTCTTTAAGGTCGTTTCTCAACATACTGTATTTACAAAAGTGTTACATGTTGTACGCTAACATTAGCCTTTTTTGTCTCGATATTTATATATTAAATTTGTTAAATCATCTACTTTTCGTAGCCATCCATCTTCGCCCACAATATAAACTTCACCTGGATTATATAAAGGACGTCCTTTTTTACCACCCGGTTCACCATCTGGACCGTAGCCCATAACTTCTTTGTCCCAATCACCTGTGACTCTAAAACTATTTAGACCTTGTTCAATTGTATAATCCATCCAAAATGTCATTATGCTTTCTCTACAGGTTTTAGTTTAGAGTATTTAAGATAAAAAAGTATACCTTCTTTAGAATCTGGAACTTCTACAAATATATCACAACGACAATAAATATCACCTGGCAGAGTTTGACTATTGGAACGCAATAGTATCCATTCCCAACCGTTAGATTCTACGGTCTTAAACAGATCGTCGCCTAATTCTCTGCGCACCCATATCTTTTCCATATCGGTTTTGGAATGACTCCACTTGTATTCGCACGTTCCTGCATAATATCGCATTACATATTATTTTTCTTATCTTGAATTTCTTTACGTCGATCTTTAGTTAGTTTACCTAAATCACCTAATGCTTTGCGAGCACGAGCCGCTGCGGCTTTAACACCTTTATCTTCAAATGTTTCTGCTTCTGCAAGATAGTTGTTAAATGCTTGAACAATTTGTTCGTGTAATGTATTATTCATACATTTTCTCCTGTTATAATGTTATAAATTTCTTTCCAATTTTTTACTCTTTTAAAGTTACCATCACTGTATTGATTAAAATCATGATCAACAAGTAAACTGTTTAGTCCAAACTTTGCACCGCACTCTGCATTTTCGGGCTTGTCTTCAACCCACCAACACTCAGTACCTTGATATTTTATAAGTTCATCGTCTTTATCAGCGCCTGTGTCTAAATAGACATACTTTTCAAATGCTGTATCTCCAAATAGCTCACGTAGATTTTTTGTACGCAAATGACATGCATATTGATCTTTACTTAAACTTGTGATAGCATGAAAAATATAGCCATGTTCTTCATGCAATTTTTTGACATACTTAATAGCATCACGCAGAGGAGGAAGTTTACGAATAGTAGCACTTTCATTAAACATACGAACTAATCGCTTTGCTTCTTTACGTTCAAGACCGTATTTACGTTCCATTTGATATTGACCGTGTTCTACAACTTTATAGTCGTGTCGAGCCATCCACTGATCAAAGGCGTAAACCCAATCAAGGATTACACCGTCACAGTCTGTAAGGATAACTTTATTCTTCATAGTATGCCTTTCTATATTGCCTATTATGACATACTATAACATTAAAAGATTATTTTGTCAACCTAATTAGGTACAAATACGTTAGGAGAACCGCCTGAAGTAGAAGGACTACAATGAGGTGCTATTGGGCAGGCTCCATCTGGACTTGCACCGTCTCCATCATTAGATATAAGTTTATTATTGATATAAACATTTTTGCTTCCGGCTGCAATAGCGCCGCCACCGCCTGTGTTAGGGTCACCATTTACTGCTATCAATTTATTATTTGCATAAACTGTAGACTGTCCAGTCACAACAGTTGTGTGTCCGCAAATTCTTCCGTCTCCGTGTCTATGTACTGGAATGGTCATTAGATACCTTCTAATAAATTAATCTTGCTTCTTAACACTGAAAGAGCTTCTTCTTGCGATTCTTTATCAACATTGTTATCGATTTTAAGGATGTTTCCTTCTTCAACATAAAGTTTATAAAGAGCAGCGTCTCCTAGTCTGCTTCCAGTATCATAAGTTTCATGTTCGTGATTAAATCTTATAATGTCTACAATATTAGCCGATCTGCCAGATTCTGAACCTACTACACTCTCGCCTATTTGAAAATCTTCAAATGTGATGTCTAGATCATTTCCGTCAAACTTTTCAACATCGATAATGTCGATATAACGAATACCTCGTTGACTTCTTTCTGCATATGTTTCTAGGTAGCCCGTTGTACCACTTGTACCACCTGTAACCTTTTCGTCTCGTGTCCAACTCTCGTCAGTTACTGTCACATTGCCTGCTAAAAATATTTGTCCTTGAGTTTCGCGATAAAGATAATAGTTTCCTCTGTCACCGTATTCAGTTACCCATCTTATACTATTAGTTCCTTGTCCGGTTAAACCTTCTCTGACCATTGCTACTTGGTCAATAGTTGTTCCTTCCGGCAAAGGAAAATAAGATGTTGATTTTACTAACCATAATTTTTGGAAATGCTGTCTATTAGAGCCTATAGATAGCTCGCCTGATTCTGGAAAGGATGCACTATAAGTTCTATTTTCATCACGCCTATCAATACCAATATTAGCATTGTTTACGCTAGAGTCACTGATATACAGTCTACACATTTTTCTTCTACGCTCTGCATATCGTGTACTTGCTCGTATTTTTGAAACTTGATCAGCAAGCACTCCGCCTTGTGCTTCAACTAAACCTGTTGTAGGCGTCAGTTGTTCTCTTATGCGAGCAACCTGATCAGCAATTCCTTTTGCAACGCCTACATCTGCATCTAATGTTAGTGTTGCTGTTAAACTGTCAGCTATTGCTTTTATATATGCAGTGTAATCAACTGCAATAGCAATAGGAACCGGATTAGAACTTCCACTTCCGGTATCCTGTGCAACTATTAGTTTTTCTTCTTGGCCTGATGCTGAGTCGCTGGCAGGTATTGTTTGGTACGTTATTTCATATGACATAACGTATTTATTTCAATTAGACCATTTGGATATTTGATGTTGCTTGAACGTACTGCTTCGCCATTTCGCTATCAGTCTTTGCTACAAACAATAGAGCAGCACGGTTTAAACGATACTTTGAATCTGGGTTAACTGTAAAAGTCCAAGGACCTAATCCTGGTCCATTTTGTGTCATCATAACAGCCATTGGTTTTTCTACTGTAATTGATGTCATGTCGTCTTCTACAAAACGTCCTACAATTTCTTCTCCAGCAAGGGATTTAATAGTAACTGTATCGTTCTTTTTATATTGTGTTTCAATAATCATAAAGTGTATCCTGTTCCGTTATAGCCTGTGTCTTCGATATATTTTACAAATTGCTCGTAGCCTCCTACTTTAAGACCGTTAACAACAATCTGTGGAAATGTACGTGCTTCTGGAAACTCTGTTAGAACTTCTTCTCTGTCAAAGTCTTTTCCAAGTTCTCTGTATTCAAATGGATAGTTATATTTTTCGCATATTGCTTTTGCCTTTGTGCATGACGGACATGCCGGTTTCCCCCATATGTGTATCATAAGCTAAATCCTTTCAGTGAGTCTGTACTTACATCTTGTTTAATTCCGCCAATCACATATGATTCTACTTCTGTCTCTTGAGGAGCAACTTGTAATCCAGAACTTGATAACCAGTGTGTAGTCCACGGCAGTGGGTTAGTGTTTACCGGTGCATCAAAGATTGCATCCATACCCAATGCTTTCAGACGACGGTTAGCAATATATTCTACGTACTGATTTAATAAAGTAGTATTCAAGCCAATCATTGAACCGTCTTTGAACAAATAGTCAGCCCAGTCCTTTTCTTCTGCTACACACTCACGCCACAGATCATAAACTTCTTCTTGACAATCTTTTGCAATTTTAGCCATTTCTGGGTCGTCTTTGCCTTGTGCCCAAAGTTTCAGTACATGGGTTGACAGTGCCAAATGCTGTGCTTCATCCCTAGCGATAAGACTAATAATCTTAGCACTACCTTCCATCAGTTTTAGTTCACCAAAGCCAAAGGTGCAAGCAAATGACACGTAGAAGCGAAGTCCTTCAAGAATATTTACTGTCATCATTGCTAGGTACATTTTCTTTTTAACATCGTACAAGTTGCCTTCACCGCGATGGAAGTATGCATCTGCAGCTTCATTAAAAGCATCATAATGTTTTGTTACACTTGTTGCACGAGCAATAATCTTTTCATCGTCAAGAATAGTATCGAATACTTCTGCAGGATCCGCATACACGTTTTTCATAATGTGTGTATATGAACGACTGTGAATAGTTTCAAAAAAGTCCCAAGTAACAATACAGCCTTCGAGTTCAGGAAGTGATACGTGCGGCAAGAATGCTAGGCATGGACCGCGTCCTTGTACACTGTCTAGCAGTGTCTGATACTTTAGATTAGCAGTAAAGATGTGCTTCTGCTCTGGGCGAAAGTTAGCAAAGTCTGCACGATCTTTTTGCAAACTAACTTCCTCTGGGCGCCAGAAGTAGCCCAACATAGTTTGGTTCAACTTGTCGAAGACAGGGAACTTGAACACATCATAACGTTGTGTGTTCTGGTCTTCTCCAAAGAACATATTTTGTTTTGTAAAGTCAACTTTTTCTTTATTAAATACTGTCTTCGACATATTCTTTCCTTGTTTTTCTATATAGTATACTATTCACATTGGTTTGTCAATACTAAATGGCACATGCTTCGCACATTTCATCATCATCTGTTGCTAAAGTAGTAGGTTCAACTTCGGGCTGATTATCATGCCATCCAATCGAATGAGCTGGTTCATCTGTAACATCACTTGGATCAGTTTTATAATCATAAGTATTTTGATAGTACGATGTTTTCCATCCATACTTATAAGTATTCAATAAGTCTTGAATCATTACACTCATCGGTACTTCGTTATCTGGATACTGTGTTGGATTGTAACTCCAATTGCCGCTGATTGCTTGATCAAAGAACTTTTGCATTACTGCAACTACATTGATATAACCTTCGTTGCTAGGCATGTCCCACAACAAGGTGTAGTGCGACTTAAGGCTTTGATATTGTGGAACAATCTGCTTAAGAGGCCCTTTCTTTGATTTCTTAACGGACAAGTATCCTCTAGGTGGCTCAATTCCGTTTGTTGCGTTCGACACAACGGAACTGCTCTCTGATGGCATTTGTGCGGACAGAGTTGAGTGCCTGAGGCCGTGTTCCTTGATATCATTGCGGAGACTATCCCAATCATAATTTAACTCGTTTGCTACAATAGTGTCGACATCCTTTTTATATGTGTCGATAGGAAGAATGCCGTCTGAGTATTTAGTACGGTCAAAGTACTCACAAGCACCTCGCTCCTGCGCTAAATTGTTGCTGGCTTTTAGCAAGTAGTACTGGAATGCTTCTGTTAAATCGTGTACCAATTTCCATGCATCCGAATCGTTATACTGTACTTTGTTCTTTGCAAGGTAGTGAGCAAGTCCTATATAACCTACACCTAATGAGCGTCTTGCTTTAGTGCTTATCTCTGCTGCCTTGATTGGATAACGCTGATAGTCAATAATTTCTTCTAGCGCACGAACAGCAAGATCACATAATTCTTCAAGGTCGTCTAATGATTTAATAATACCTACATTAATAGCACTTAAAATACAAAGAGCAATCTCACCGTTTGGATCGTCGATATGTTGCAATGGCTTAGTCGGTAGTGTAATTTCTTGACATAGGTTACTCATATAAACTGTGTCTTTGAACGAGCTGTGCGTATTAGCATGATCTACATTCATAATATAGATACGTCCTGTTTCTGCACGTTCTTTGATTAGTGCAGAAAACAGTTCCATTGCAGGAATCTTTTTCTTTTTGATGCTTGTAGCACGTTCATACTTTTCGTATAATGTTTGAAACTCTGCAGGATCACCAAAGTATGCTTCGTATAGTCCTGGTACATCATGTGGTGAGAACAATGTAATGTCACCGCCTGTTAACAGACGTTCGTACATTGTTTTATTAAGTTGAATTGAGTAGTCTAGTTTGCGTACACGGTTATCTTCTGTACCTTTGTTGTTTTTTAGCACAAGAATGTCTTCAATTTCTTGATGCCAAAACGGGAAGTGTGTAGTAGCACTACCACCACGCACACCATTCTGTGTGCAACAGCGTACAGTTGATTCAAACTTCTTCAAGAATGGGATGATTCCTGTGTGTGCAACTTCACCGCCTCTAATTTTTGAATTAACTCCTCGGATGCGCCCTGCGTTAATGCCGATGCCAGCTCTCTGCGCTGTGTAACGTCCAATAGACATATCACTGGCAAAAATGGAATCAAGCGTGTCATTCGAATC